TAGTAGAGGCTAGTGGAGGCTATCGTTAGGCTGCTTATCGTCGGCACCTTGCAGGACTGCCAGTCGTCTTTCTATCTCTGCTGCCACCTCGGTGCTGGCACGGTCACCGCTGTTGGTCTCGACCACATCCTTGAACATGCCCACGGTTTGGCCTAGCAACTGTGCTGCCTTTAGCTTGTTGGTGTCGGTAGGCTCTGCGTCATCCATCCACTGCCGAAGGCGATTTAACACACGGTCACGGTCTCCGACCTCAGAGGCCGATACTGCACGCTGATTCCGCTCCCTTTGCTGCTCAGTCAATAGGGTAATGGCAGGGTTCGCCGCAAGCCTGCTGGCTTCCGTCCTAATGGCTGCACTGCTCATGTTCTTGCAATCGTATGCCTCACGGTACGCATCGCTTAGCGTCATCCCAGCGCCGCTGCTGAGTGCCAATGCAAAATGCCGCTGTTTGCTGGTGAGTCCTGACTTGGGTTTGCCCATGATCCGATGCCGTGATACCTGTTTGCCAAAATGATACCGCCGCCCACCTTGGCCGTCTGCCACCAGTACGCAGTGACCAGTGCATAGATAAAGCTTGACATTCCGCACTTGTAGATAGGACGCCCAGAATTGCGTTCTAAGCCCTGTTCTGTCCTATCCATACATATGCACCAGTTAATCGTGAAAAACGCTTAGACGGAAATTCGTGTCTAACCTCTTGATTACTAAGCACTTTCTACTACCTACTGACTATTTGCTACTTATTTGCTTGTCAATACTTGTATTGCTTACTGCTATCTGGTATTCGCCCGCGCGTTTCTATCTATAGTCGAATCATGCCCGCTGCCTGCTGCTGCCTGCCGTGTAAATTATTTTCACTACCCCTGTAATTATTTCCTGCACCGCTCGTTTCATATGCAACTTGTAAACATTTACTAGTTACTGGGTGTTGCGTACTACGTTCACAGGTGTACAATCCACTCAACGGCGACGGGGAGCCGTACCCAATCCCGCCACCCTCTGGGGTGACCCAAGTCCGGTAGGCCCAGCCTACGCGACAGGGGCGCAGTGTGATGCTGCTACGGCCATAGAGGCCAAGCCCCTCCGGTAAGAGTCCGGCGCACCTACGGCGTTAAGCGATACACAAGTTCCCCGACAGGCATACAAATGCCGCTTGCGGTTCGGGCTATTGGCTGAGGTTCACCGCCCCAGCTACCGCAGAGCTTCGGCTCATCAATGACCACTTACTGAGTGGCTATTGATGAACTGATATTTGGAGAAGTGTGATGACTGACCAACAACGACAACAGGTATTGCGACACAACCGCCGCCGCCTGTTTCTTAACCGACTGATCGAACGCAAACGAGCAATCGTTGCCAAGATCAAAACAACAACCCGCAGCCACGGCGCTGCATCAATGGGAGCCTTTTAATGACCAACATAGAACTGGCGCAAGAATTTCTGGCAGTGATCGAAGACCTTGAGGCGCTCGCAGCGGAAGCGATATCTACCGCTGAGGGGGCAACCATTCACCAGATCACAACTTACAACGACGGTAAGGCTGTTGCTTTTGAGGCGGCTATTGAGCTGCTAAAGAGCCAAGCCAACAGTGTACTTAACTAAAAATTCCAACTGATGAGTGCTGGCTGGTAACCAGCGTGAAACCGCGCAGGGGGCGGTCTTGGATAACCAACAACCTTAACTTTGGAGCATTGACTAGTTATGACTAAATCAATAAACGCACCGAAAGTCAGCCCTTCTCAGGCTGCACAACTGTTACTCGCGCACGCGGTATCACAATTCGCTGGCGCTAAGCGTCACCTGCCCGTCTACTTGTGGGGCGTCTACGGCGTCGGTAAGTCTGCCATTGTTAAGCAACTGGTGGACGCACTCAGCGAGCGGTACGAGCAAGCCGTGGGCCTGATCGACGCGAGACTCTCCCAGCTAGACTTTGCTGATACGCGAGGCATCCCTGATCTAGTGGACGGCATGACCTCATTTGCCACACCTGACTGGTTGCCGCAGGAAAAGCGCGACGGCGAGCGGGGCATCCTATTCTTGGATGAAATGCAGCTTGGTAGTGAGTCCACCAAGAACGCCTGTTACCAGCTACTCAATGAGCGGCGTATCGGCGACTACATCCTGCCCAAGGGCTGGTTTGTTATCGCTGCATCTAACCGCCCCCATGACGGCGCTGGTGTATCTGGGCGTATGGACGCTGCTATCAGTACACGTTTCAAGTATCACCTAGACGTTACCCCGTCTGCTGCTGAGACTAGCGACTACTTCGCGGATATCGGCGTTAACCCCTTGGTGATCGCGTTCCTAAAGTTTCGCGGTGAGGCGTCCGGTGATCAGGCCGGACTCATTCACGAGTTTCCCGATGGCGCTACATCAAAAGACAGGGTGGCTATCGCTACACCTCGCGGCTGGGAATCAGTGTCTGACATTCTCGACGATGGCTTACCCGCTGATCTTGAGCAGATCGCCATTGAAGGCTGCGTCGGTTTCGGCGCTGCTGCTGAGTTTATGGCGTTTGTTCGCACAATGCGTAACCTGCCAGACATCAACTTATTTCTGTCAGATCCGCACAACGTGCCGCTGCCGAATGAGATCACAACGCAGTATGCGGTGACCGCTGCTATTGCTGCGCGTGTGACCACTGACAACCTTGGCAATGCGGTAACGGTTCTCAAGCGCATCAACGAAGAACTGGTCGAGGTGTTCTGGGCGCTGGCTACCCGCCGTGACGCAGACCTGCTTTCCACCCCTGAGTACGTTGCCCACAAAGCAACTCGCTAAACCCCAACGGGGCTTCGGCCCCTTATTTATTTCGGAGTCAATGACCAATGGATAAAATTCAAAACAACGCAATGCTAGTCACCGCGACCATCACCAAATTTTCTAACACTAGAAAAGACGCAGACCTTTCCGCTGATGTGGCCGCACGCCAACAAGGCAACCCGAAAAGCTTCACCGTCACGCGACGGCTCTTGGAAGCTGCACCGATTAAGGCTTTGAGCAGGATTGCTGGGCAGCTACGCAACACCGTTCTTAACCCCGTAAGCGTGCCTTGGGAGGACGGCGTCAGGTTGATACCCGTCGAGAACATCGATGCCTTTGAGGCTGAGTGGGTCAAGAAGGTTGACTACGCAGATGATCTAAAGCGCGAGGTCGTGCGCGAGTGGCCCAATATTTTAAAGGCTGCTGCAATTGATAGCGGCAAGTCTTTCGACATCAGCGACTACCCAACGCCTGAATACATTATTGGTAAGTACCAGTTCAGCTATGAGCTTCGCGCCATGCCTGACTCTGGCGATATCAGGGTCAACCTACCCGCTGACAAAATTGCCAAGATAAAGGCAGACACTGAGGCCCGTATCACCCAGCGCGTAGAGGCTGCTACTGAGTCTGTGCATGAGCGTGTGGTCGATACCTTACAGGCGCTGATCGACGGCTTAGAGCGCCACGGTGAGAAAGCTGCTGGTGCCAAGCGTGCTAGCAAGTTCACCGACAACACTGTCGAAAAGATTGAGGAGCTGGCTGCTGTACTGCCGTCCCTCAATATCACGGGTGACCCCAAGCTGACTCAGGCTGGCAATGCCCTGCTGACCAAGCTTGCAGACCTAGACCCAGCCAAGCTGCGCGAGTCCAAGACTGAGCGCAAGGCTGTAGCAACGACTGCCAAGTCCATTGTGGACAACCTCACTGGCCTATGGGATTAACTGGAGAATACTTATGGATGGTATGCAAATCATGGTCGAGGCGCGTAAGCGCCTACTGAAAACCTTCCCCTACTTTGCTTTTCGCGCTTATCAATTGGAGCTAATCCCCAGCACCAAGACCGCGACTATGGCAACCGATGGCAAGTCAATCTACGTCAATGAGAATTGGGTAGTTGAGCAGGAAAAAGAACACGGCGTGCGGTTCATTATGACCGTGATTGCCCACGAGGTTATGCACGTTGATGGGTTCCATCACCTGCGCAAGGGCAACCGTGACCACAAGTTGTGGAACGAAGCTGCCGACTACGCAATCAACTATGCGCTGGTGCGTGACGGGTTCGATGTTTTCGGTGGACTCTACAGCACCGACTATGTCGGCATGTCTGCTGAGCAGATCTACACGATCATAAACAAACCACAACCTCAGTCTGAGGGCGACCAGCCCAGCAACGATGATGGCGAGGGCGAGCAGTGCGACGATGGCGAGGGTCAGGCACAGGCTGGCGACAACGGCACCCAAGACGGCGACCAGCCCAGCACTGGTGGCGCTGAGGGCGACGGTGAGGGCGACAGTGGCTCCGCTGCTGGTGATGGCCCTGCTGATCCTGACGCGCCTTGGGGTGAGGTCTGGGAGGCTGCTGGTGACGATGGGCAGGGTATGTCCGACGATGCCAAGGCCGCTGCTGAGCGTGAGATCGCCTCGCAAGTGTTTGAAGCTGCCAAGGCCCATGAAAAGATTCGCGACAGTGGCTCTGGCCGTGGCGCGAGCGTTGATCAGATAATCAACGGATTTTCTGGTGACCCTGTGCCGTGGCACCAGCACCTCAAGTCTGCGTTTGATCAGTTCGTTTTGTCTGAGCATACCTTTGCTCGACCTGACCGACGCCTGATGGCTCGCGGCTTGGTGATGCCCACGCAGAACCGTGAGCCTAACGGCGAGCTTGTTGTGGTGCAGGATGTCAGCTACTCAATGACTCAAGAAGAGTTGAACATGAACGCTGGGCATGTGCAGGACATCATTGACGAGGTGCAGCCCATCAGGACTGTAGTCATCTACTGCCACGATACAGTGTGCGGTGTTGAGGAATTCGACAGGCATGAGGAGCTAACGCTCAAGATTCCTGAGTTCGGCGGCACTGAGTTCAATCCACCGTTTAACTACGTTGAGCGTAACGATATCGAACCGTGCGCGATGATCTACTTCACCGATGGCTGGGGCGAGGTCGGGCCTAATGCGCGGCACGACTTCACAATGCCTGACTATCCGGTGTTCTGGGCAACCACTGACCGCGACCCAATGTGGCGAGGCTGTGAGCCTTTCGGTGAGATCATCAAAGTAACCTAGGGGCTTCGGCCCCTTTCATTTAAGTTGGAGAATAGATATGCACCCATACATAACGGTGTCGGTTTCGTTGTCTTGCGCTGCGCTCTCTGCGGCTATGGCGTTTCTAGGATTTGAATACATGCATGAGGGCGTAGGGCTGTACCCTGCAATAGCCTTTCCGATAGCGACAATGCTGTTGTTCGTTCCGTTTTGGTTTGTTTCTGACATTGATGACATTGAAGAAGATAGCGAGGTAATAGAATGAACTCACACGAAGAGTTTGAAAAAGTAAAGGGAGAAATGATCGCAGCACTGCCCAGCGAGATAGAAGGGCCGTGGCAGATGTCCATGCTCATTGGCGTCATCATGGCGGCTTATAACGTGGACTCCCCTCAAGAGGCATCACTTGTCTGCGTGCAAGCTGCGTCTGATTATTGCGAGTTTCTGGTAAGGCAGGATGAGGAATGCACCTGCCCAGACGGGGAGCTTCACTGATGATTGAGCGTCCCGATAGTTCCTTCCATAACCCTTACGAGTTCGACGCTGACATCTGCGATGACTGTGGTGCTGACATGCACGAAGAGCAGGACGATGA